CATTGTTATCTGAATAGTTATATCTTGAATGAAATGCGATTATAGTTCCCAAATTATCATCTTCTCTAGGATTAAACGGAGATGTGTCAAACTGTATATTGGCAATGTAGTTTTTACTTTCTATAGTTTCTAAAATATCACTCATTAGTTTTCTCCCATTCTTTCGCTAATTCTTTTGCTTTCCAAATAGCCGTTTCGCCTTGTTTGGATATAATAAATCTTTTTTCCACTACTCGCCTGGTCTTGGTGTTGGTTACTCGGAGTAGCCATCTGCCCTTTTTCCTCTGATACTCGGCAGTCCCCTGAAATTCCCTTAAAGGAATAATAGTGGATCGTGTTTCGGTTTGCCATTTAATCGGTCTTACCATAGCTTGTTCTCCCCTATTGAACGAATACATACTTCCTCATTAGTCAATTCCATTTCTCCCATTTTGCGACTGATAACAAAGTATTCGTGCTGTTCTATTTTTTCTTTAGCTTCCTTTTCGTTTCCAGCTATAACCTCTACTGTTCGGTTCTCCCAAATATGTTCTAAGACACCAATTTCTGCTGTGTATTTTTTATTCATTTTGAGTTAGCCTTTCTCTTAGTTCTACTATTTTTGTTTCTATATTATTATTTTTTATATCTTTATTAAAACCTTCAATAGCTATAGTTTCAGCTTCCTTATTATTATCAGCAGTTACCATATAGTATTCGGTTAACTGTACTTTTTTAAAATATCTTTCCATTTTATTCTCCCAAATAAAGATTTATACCCACCATTTTAGAGGATAAATCCCATAAATACAATACCTTATTTGATATTTCTGTATAATACTCTTTACTGTGGCAAAACCTGAAAGTCTATTCTGGCAACAAGTTAAGAAAAATCTTAAGGTCTTTTCTTTTGTGCGTTTGGAGTCGTGGGTTAATCATGGGATTCCAGATGTGTTAGGCACAACCCAAGAGGGAATTTACTTTACTGTTGAGCTTAAGGTAACGAAAAGTAACAAAGTCTCTTTCTCTCCCCACCAGATTTCTTACCATGAAGAAAGAAAAAACTCTCCAGCTTTTGTCTTGGTCAAGAGGGTCTTGGACAAGAGTCCTAGAAAATCTCAGATTTATATTTATTCCTCTGACCAAGTGAAAGACCTTGCGGAACAAGGTCTTTCACTTTCTCCCCTTTCCCTTTCTGACCCAATTCATTGGCCCTTTGTCCAAGAGCATTTAGCTTTCCTCATTAGAGGAAGGACAAAGGGCCAATGAATTGCTTGCTTGTCTTTTCTAGCTTGTGTTTTGCCCAGCCCAGAGCTGTCGCCTCTTTACAGACAAGCAAGGTCGTGGTGACGAGCTTGCTTGTCTTTTCTAGCTTGGGGAAGCCACACTACGGCGTCCTGCTGGGCATAAAAAAAGGGGAAAGCCGTAGCTTTCCCCTTTGGGAAATGAAGAAGGAATTACACAGTAAACCTCTCAACAAGGACTTGAATAACTTTCTTGATGTCGCCGTCCTGTTGCAGTCCTTCCAAGATGATTTCGTCCTCCATATCTTGTCTGAACTGCCAATCGTTGTGGTAGCCATCCTTTCTGAACTTGAGGGTGTGAGGGCTGATTCTGTCATTTACAAATACGCCTACTTCTTTTAGCTTATGCTTGGTGTTAAAAGCCTCGCGTTTTTCATGGAACTTTTTATTAAGCTCGAATGCTTTTTGTTGGGCTTTTTGTTCTTCGGCAAGTTGTTTTTTGAGGGCGACAAAGTCGGCATTTCCTTCAAAACGCTTGGATAATTTTTCAAGGTTGGCTTGGTTAATCTCTTGAATAATTTTCTTCGCTAGGGTTTCCCTCTCCTTTACAGTTAATTTCATTATTTTCTCCGTTTGTTAAAAAAGTGTGGCTAGTTTGGCACTATAGTTTTATCTCTCACCGACCTTACTAGCCACCCAACTATTATAAGATATTTCTTATGGATAAGCAAGCCTTTAAAACGACGGCTCGGCTTCGCCTCGCCTTTCCCCAGACAAGCAAGCAAACGTGATGAAATGAAGTACGAAGTACCACGTTTGCTTGCTTGTCTTTTCTAGCTTGGGGCTGCCCCGCACGGCGGAGATCCCTGATGAGTGGGCACAAAAAAAGGGCGACAAATGCCACCCTTTTTAATTGGTTTAATTTTAGCTAATACGAAAGCCCCCAGAGGTTCGGACGAAGGTTTCAAACTTTCGGACATTATCCTCATTAAAAGGGTAGCCTTTATCAAAGTGCTCTCGCTCTCCTGTGCCTTCGCAAGTATGACAAGTGTCTTTCCCTGCTGAGTAATGTGCCCCTTTTCCAGAGCCTTCGCAAGTTGAGCAAGGTTGATTGGGCAGATTGTCCAAGAACTTTTGGCGCTCTTCCTTGTACTCGGTGACTTTACCAAGGGTAAGTTCGTGAGCTAAACGCTCAGAAATAATTTTACACTTGGCTTCATCAATTAAATGACTATCATTATGATGACCACTTTTCCAATCTTCTTCGGTAATTACATCTTCACAAATTGCGTGGACGTAGTCCCAAAGAGGTCTCCACCACCAGACATTGTTTCGAAAATAAGCACCTGGATTTTCCTGTTCCCATTGGCTCATGGCTTCCCAATAAGCAGACCACTCATCTGAATCATAGTTCTCTGTTTCAGGCTTGGTTGGTTGCTCGGTTATTGTTTTGGGGTTTACCCCATATACGTCCATTCCCATTCTTCTCTCCTATTGTTAAACGAGCCTTAATTATATAATATTTATCCCATACATGCCAGTCAATTTTTTCGGCTCGCTTCGCTCGCCGCAAGCAAGCAACAGTTAATCTCCCTTTGTCAAGGTGGAAGCCGTCACTAAATAGGTACAACCTTGACAAAGGAAAGAGAGATTAACTGTTGCTTGCTTGTCTTTTCTAGCTTGGGGTTGTCCCCTCTGGGCAGCTCCTGCTGGCCATAAAAAAAGGGACCAGGTTGCCCCGGTCCCTTCCTCATTAACAAACGAGATGTGACTAGAAGCCACGGTAGCTATCCTATCAGAACTATCCCATAAGTGCAAGCGATTCTTATCCGGCCACGCGTTGCGCGGCCCTGGACAAGCAAGCACTATGCTTGCTTGTCTTTTCTAGCTTGAGATGAGCAGCCCCAGGGGGAGATCCTGGTGGGCACAAAAAAAGGGGACAGCAAAAGCTGTCCCCTCACGGGAGGAACTCTTTAATTTAGTGGCAGTTCCCTTTGCTCGGTAGGTGAGATGAGTTCCGCATTTGCGTCTACTTTAATCTCTCCTTCAACTACAATGCGAACTCCGTTGATAGTTAGTTCCTTCACATCAAATTCAGCCCCCAATACTAAGGCTCTGCCAAATTCATCTGTTAGTTTAAATTGCATTTTCATTTTTCCTCCTTTAGTTTGTTAATGATTAATACCCCATCAGTATAGGTCATATCTTATGGATGTGCAAGCGTTTTCGGCTCGGCTCGCTTCGCTCGCCTCTAGACAAGCAAGCAAAAATGAGGTTCATTTTTGCTTGCTTGTCTTTTCTAGCTTGGTTTGCCTGCGGGCCCAGGCAGCTGCCGCTGGGCACAAAAAAGGGGGCCAGCAAAAGCTGTCCCCCTTCGGAGGAAGTCTATACATTAATCTAACAGTATCATGTAGGCTTTGGGTTCATGTTCCCTAAACCAATCACAACCTTGTTGGACTATTTTATGGATCCCCATGGATTCGGCTCCCTTGATGGTATCGTACACCGCAACTGCGTCGGGTTCTAAAGTGTACTTTTCCCCTGAGTAGGGGTTCTGAACTTCAACTGGTTCTGCGTCTAGAATCTCGCAGTCAAAGGGTAATTTTCTTGGTTCTTTAGCCATTTTTTTCTCCTATAGTTAATGAGTCTTTATTATAAGACATTTCCCATAAAAAGACAAGCAAGCATTAAGAGCTAATGGACTAGCTCTTAATGCTTGCTTGTCTTTTCTAGCTTGGTTTGCCTCCGGCCCTGGGCGAGAAGCTGGGCATAAAAAAGGGGAGGCATTTGCCTCCCCTTTTTGCTCTCCCCTTTCTAAAGATCGGGGGCGCTATACCGCGAATTGGTGAAAATTTCGGGTCGGTACTTCGCGCGGACTGCGTCCTCGCACTCGGCACAAACGCGCCCGCAACTAATACCACGCGCGTCATACATAATCCAAGTCGCGCGCCCGTCTTTGTGGTCCTCCCACGTACAGCTTTTTTTCATTGAGTTTCCTCCGTTGTTAATGAGTCTTTAATATACCATGAATCCCATACAAAGACAAGCAAGCAATGAAGGTTAATGGACTAACCTTCATTGCTTGCTTGTCTTTTCTAGCTTGGTTTGCCCCCGGCTCTGGGCGTCGCTTCGCTCGCCTCTTTCCAGACAAGCAAGCATTGATGTAATGAAGGACGAAGTCCCAATGCTTGCTTGTCTTTTCTAGCTTGGTTGGGGGTCGGCAGGATCTCATGGCAGGTGAGGGTGGGCATAAAAAAAGAGGTAAGCGATCTGGCGACCACTTACCTCTTGGGAGGAACTCTCCTAATTTTCCTCTGTTTCCTCGAGTCTACATTCTAACTCTAATTTTTTATCGGTGAACACATCTTCACAGTTGTAGAAAGCACTCTCTAAGTTATTTAATGCACTCCTAACCTCATCTAAATAAACTTCCATTTCTTCTTCGAGTCCGCACTTACTAGCTAAAGTAGAAAGCTCTACTTCAATATCACCAACTGGGTAGCAAAGATACTTGGCTTTGTGAGTTATGTCCCTCACCTCAGTCTTAGCATCTACTACACAATCTAATTGCTCTGATGTATTCATTGTAGTGGTAACTCCCTTTGTGTTGGTGCGATTAGTTCTGCGTTCGCATCTACTTTAAATTCGCTATCAACTACAATGTTAATACCATTGATAGTTAACTCCCTTACATCAAACTCAGCACCCAACACTAAGTCGTTGCCAAATTCATCCGTTAGTTTAAATTGCATCTTCATATTTTCCTCCGTTTGTTAATTAATAATTAATGCTCGTACAGTATAGACTATATCCTATATAGTTACAACATATATCTTATATAGTTGCAGGTGTCTTTGGCTCGGCTCGGCTTCGCCTCGCCTCGCTTCGCTCGTTGGGGTGAGAGGGGTTATAGATTGAATGTTTAAGAATGAAAGTAATAGGTAATAGAATGAATGTTTAAGAATGAAAGTAATAGGTAATAGAATGAATCTAATGACAAATCACTTAAACTATACTCATTTGCATTAGAATGAATCTATTACCTATTACATTGAATCTTAAACAATGAATCTATTACCTATTACATTGAATCTTAAACAATGAAACTATGACCCCTATCCCCCCCAACGAGCGAAGCGAGTTGGTTTTCTCTAAAGAGCAAGAAAGAGACATGGACAGAATATCCAGAAACTTTGACAAAGGTCCTTCGTCCCTTCACAATATAAAAAGCGCTAGGAGTCCCATGTCCGTTAAAAATTGTAAAAATCGCTAGGAGTCCCATGTCCGTTAAAAAATTACAAAAATCGCTAGACATTGACATTGAACAACTGGCAAATCGTTACCCCGACGCCACCAAGGATTTATTAGAACTCACCGAAGCCTTAAAGGCCAAGGAGCTGCAACGCGAAGGCAACAGCAGTTTTTTGACCTACGTCCGTCATATTTGGCCCGATTTCATCGAGGGCAGACACCATCAGATTTTTGCCGAGAAACTGGAGCGCGTCGCCAAGGGCGAATTGAAAAGATTGATCGTCAACATGCCGCCAAGGCACACCAAAAGCGAGTTCGCCTCTACGTATTTCCCATCGTGGATATTGGGCCGGAATCCCAAGTTGAAAGTCATGCAGATAACGCACACCGCGGAACTGGCTTTTCGCTTTGGTAGAAAGGTCAGGGACGTCATCGATTCACCGGAATACCAGGAAGTGTTCCCGGGGGTGGCGCTGAAAGCGGACAGCAAATCGGCCGGTCGTTGGGAAACCAATGCCGGGGGCGAAGCGTTCTATTCCGGTATCGGCGGTGCGGTCACGGGTCGGGGGGCGGATCTATTGGTACTGGACGACATCCACTCCGAGCAGGACGCGCTGTCACCGACCGCATTGGACAACGCCTGGGATTATTATTCATCGGGTCCGCGCCAAAGGCTGCAACCCGGTGGCGCCATCGTCATCGTGATGACGCGCTGGTCGACCAAGGACCTGACCGGTCGGCTCTTGAACAAACAGGCCGAGGACCACGCCGATCAGTGGGAAGTGGTGGAATTCCCGGCGGTCTTTCCGGAGAGTGGCAAGGCCCTGTGGCCGGAGTATTGGACGCTGCCGGAATTGGAAGGGGTCAAGGCGTCGCTGCCGGTGAGCAAATGGGAGGCGCAATGGATGCAAAACCCGACCTCGGAGGAAGGCGCGATACTGAAAAGGGAATGGTGGCAGACCTGGGACGAGGAGGAGGTACCGCAAATGCAGTACGTCATTCAATCCTACGACACCGCTTACACCAAAAAGGAAACCTCCGACTATTCGGCGATCACTACCTGGTGCGTATTTTATCCGGATGAGGGCTCCGGGCGACCGGCGCTGTTATTACTAGATGTTAAAAAAGGTCGCTGGGATTTTCCCAAATTGAAAAAAGTCGCTTACGAACAATACACTTATTGGGACCCGGACACCATCATCATCGAGGCCAAGGCATCGGGACTCCCCTTAACGGACGAACTGCGCCAGGCGGGCATCCCGGTGGTAAACTATTCACCGGGTAAGGGCCACGACAAGATTGCCAGGGTGAATGCGGTGGCGCCGCTGTTGGAATCGGGCATGGTGTACGTCCCGGAAACGCGTTGGGCGGAGGAACTGGTCGAGGAATGCGCGGCTTTTCCGTTCGGCGACTACGACGATTTGGTGGATTCCACCACGCAGGCATTAATGCGTTATCGACAGGGAGGATTTATTGGTTTAGAATCGGACGATGACATGCAGGATAATTATCCGCGTCGCTTAAAAGAGTATTATTAGGAGTACACAATGGCAGATAAAGGCGAAAAGATAAAGGACCAAGGCTTTGTTCCTTACGCAAAACAGAAAACCCAACCTACGACCAAAGGACCTAAACCCGGTGCCGGAAAAGGCAAGAGCCGTGGTGGGGGAGCCGCCCTCAGAGGCACCAAGTTCACGGGCGTTTACTAGGAGGTCCCCACATGTGGACAGGACTTTTAAGCCTTTTAAAATTAAAAAAGGGTGACTTAGCTAGAATAGATAAAGATATTCTAGCTGATAAACGAATACAGGAATTAGGAATAAAAAAGGAGCCCCCTCCTTTTTTCGATCCAGATGGTCCGCCTCGATATAGCATGTCTAAAGCGTGGGAAAATCGCACTAGGAAAGAATCTCTGCTAAAGGCCCAAGCATATGTGGATGATTTAATTAAACAAGGTGAAATCAGTGTTTTAAATGAAGAAGATAAGGCAGGATATATATATGCCTACATGAAAGTATTTATATCAAAAGCGTATTCAGAGACACTAAAGAAAGCAGGTCTTGGAGGAGCGGTAGGAATCGCTTATGCAGGAATGCCTGGACAAGATGAGGCTATTCAAGAAATGGAGGAAGTGACACAGACTAAATCAAATCTATGGGGACCAAAAGTGGCTGAGGGATTAATGGACATAATTTCTCCTATACCGAGACAATAATGGCCGAGAACAAAGTACCCACTAATATCGAGAGGCTTTCCGATCTCATTGATCTGGAGGTCGAGGACGGCACGGAAGTTGAAATAGAGGAGCCTTTGGCCCCGGACGGAATGAACGATATTGCCGTGGAGCTGTCCGATGCCGGCGGTGCTGAAATCAATTATTTTCCGGACGAAGATCCCATGGGCGAAGTCCCGTTTGACGCCAATCTGGCAGAACATCTGGACGACACGGACCTGGGCAGAATAGCCAATGATTTAATCGGCGAGTTTGAAGAAGATCGCGCTAGTCGTTCCGAATGGGAGGAAGCTTACGTTAAAGGTCTGGAACTGTTGGGCTTTAAATACGAGGAAAGGGACCGACCCTTCCCCGGCGCTTCTGGTGTAACTCACCCGTTATTAGCGGAGTCCGTAACGCAGTTCCAGGCACAGGCTTTTAAAGAGCTATTACCCCCCAAAGGACCGGTCAAAACCCGTGTTATGGGGAACGAAACCCCGGAAACGGAGGATCAGGCGAGAAGGGTGCAGGAATTTATGAATTATCAGATAACTACTGTAATGGAAGAATACACCCCGGAAATGGACCAATTACTGTTCTATTTGCCGTTGGCGGGTACCGCATTCAAGAAAGTTTATTACGACGCGAGTAAACAACGCGCCGTCAGTACGTTTGTCCCGGTGGAAGATTTGGTGGTCCCCTATACCGCCAGCGATTTGGCCACCTGTGAACGCGTGACTCACATTGTCAAGATGACGTATAACGAAGTCCGCACACAACAACTCGCGGGCTTCTATCGGGACATCCCGCTACAGCCTTCGGAAACCAATATTGCTAATGACCCCAAGGAAAAGGAAGATGAACTCGAAGGCATTCGTCCTGGGGCCAATGAAATGCTTTATGAATTACTGGAATTTCATGTCTCTACCGATGTACCGGGATTTGAAGATCCGGA